GCTCCTTGGAAACAGCGTTGGGACTACAACGGTTGGCAGCGTATGGCTGTTCCAAGTACCAACTACACCCAGAAGGACTGGAACCAGACTCTGATGACCAAGATTAACATGATTTCCGCACAGATTCAGAAGTCAACACTTCGCGGTGGCGCAGACTTCATCGTTGTTTCTGCCGAAATCAGCGCAGTTCTCAATGACCTTGAGTACTTCCACGTAACCGATGCAAGTGCTGAATCACTTCAGTACAACATGGGTATCGAGAAGATTGGTTCACTCCAAGGCCGCTACAACGTAATCGTTGACCCATACGCTCCTTTCTGGAGTCTGATTATGGGACACCACGGCACTTCTCTGCTCGACACTGGTTACATCTACGCTCCTTACATTCCTATGGCACTGACCCCGACAATGTATAACCCGTTCAACTTTGCCCCTGTAAAGGGAATTGCAACACGTTATGCGAAGAAACTTGTCAACAACCGCTACTACGGTGCAATCGTATGTGATGGATTGGTTCATTGGGATGTGAACGAGCTTCGTTAATCTGATTATCAGACAATTACGCACAAATAATTTTTGGGGTTGCAGCGATGCAGCCCCATTAATTTTTACATTTATTGAACCGTTTATTTTCGTTCTTTTTTAAGGTAATGTGATATTTATTATTGAAATGTGCTGCATTTGTAGTACCTTTGCATAAAACAGGAATTATATGAAACGTAACACAGAAATCAACGAGAAGCAAATCTGCGATGAGTATTTGAACACAAACATCGGCACTGAAGCATTGGCGCTTAAATATCACATAGGTAAAAAACGCGTGAAGAGCATATTATCCAATAAAGGAATTAAACCCAAAAGTAGAGGTAAACAGCCGTTAATAGAAACTTTTGTCACTGATTGGCGTGTGGTAAAATACGTTAGTCCATCAGATAAGCATTACGTGGCATACGACGAAAAAACGTTATTCGAAACCGATGACATTGAAAACAAATCCGGTATACTAACGACATACATAGAGAAAACTTATGGCGTTAAGACACCCACACTTTATGATAGGCGTAAATACTACATGAAGACAGGTAATTATTGGTGGGAACAATGGCTAAAAGTTAGGCTCGAAGAAAACACGCCAACCAAAAAATGCCAGTATTGTGATTGGGAAACCAATGACGTGGATAATCTTAGTGGTATGTTCGGCGTGCATCTGTCAAAGGCTCACGGTTTAACAATTGAAGAGCATCTAAAAAAACACCCTGAAGACGTAACATATTTCAGTAAACAATCAAAGGCAATCATTAGAAGAGAACATCTGAAAAAAGATGGTTGCAGTGTTGCATGTCCATTGTGCGGGGAACGATTCAGCAAATTAACAGCCGGCCATATTAAATACGTTCACCATATGGAGTGGGCAAAATTCAAAGAACTGTATCCAGATGTTAGACTTGTCTCAGATGAAGCGTATGCACAGGCGATAAAGGGACAAGCGAAAACAAATCTTGTTGTAAGCAAAAAACGTTTCATTTCATCCTATGAAAGAGAAATACGTAAGATGCTTGACTGCTATGGTGTTTCTTATGACACGAATCGTCAAATCCTAATTGGTAAGGAAATTGACATACTCGTTCCGTCTTTAAAACTTGGTATCGAGTTTGATGGTCTGAAATTTCATACAGAGTTTTTTGGGAAAAAGCCGCAACGCTACCACTTGGATAAAACACTGCGTTGTAACGAAAAAGGATACGGACTAATACACATATTCGAAGATGAGTATGTTAATCATAAAGATATAGTAATTTCGAAAATTAAGCACGCCCTTGGCCTAAATAAAGGCCTCCCTTCAATTGGTGCTAGAAAATGTACGATACGGCACATATATAAACACCAAGCCAAGACATTCCTCGACAAAAACCATATACAGGGTTATGCCCCATCATCTGTTTATCTTGGCGCATTCTATGATGATTTATTAATTGCCGTCATGTCTTTTAAAAACGGTACAATTAAAAATCGTGGGTGGGAATTGACAAGGTTTGCGACAGATATAAACTACCGTTGCCCCGGTATAGCAAGTAAGATATTTTCTGCATTTCTGCAAGAGTATAACCCGTTTAGTGTGTTTTCTTTCGCCGATAGACGATGGACGGTCGATATAAATAACAACGTCTATACTAAAATGGGATTCAAAGTTAAAAAAATATCTAACCCTGACTATAGGTATTATAATGAAAAAATTGACCGCTATAAACGTGTACATAAAATGACAATGAACAAAAAGGCAATGTCAAAAAAATACGGGTTTGATTTGAAAATGACAGAATTAGAAATGGCACGCGAATTAGGATATGATAGAATATGGGATTGCGGATTGATTAAATATGTATATGAAAAATAAGAAATGGAGGCCAAACGGTCCCCATTTCATTTTGCTTGTGACATTTCTATTAGAAACTCAAGATGCAATACTGCGGTCGGATGTTCAGCGTGATGTCGGCCAGTGAGTCGTCATCATAGCTCAAATCACCGAATGCGGCGCTTGTAATCATACAGGACTTTAGAATCCACTGAGAAACAGCAGTGCCAGTCGGGTCAAGCATCTCAAGAATAAGGTCGCGCTTGTAAGCAACCGCATAACCCTGACGGCCTGTAACTGACTCAGAGTGTAGACGTACCCACTCCATAACGCCCTGTGATGCACTTGGGCCAATTGGGTCTCTCAGTGTGACTGTAAGTGCTTCCCACACATATCTACCAACAACCCAGTTAGAGGTGTTGAGGAATGGGATTTCAGTTTCGTTTTGCGTGATTGTTGGACGTGATGCCGAAGATACCCACCATTCCTGAATACCGAGGTCTGAGGGGAAACGCAGCAAAAAACGGTTTTTTCGAAGTGGTTCATACTCCACAGGACTTTTAATTAGCAAATCCATATTTATATAAGTATTAGAAAAATTATTTTAATGACGAAATCGAAATTTCGTTTAATATAAATAGGTGGAAATAATATTTTTATAGTACCTTTGTAAATATGAACACTGAAGAATTTGTAAAAAAAGCAACAGAGAAACATTCCGGTAAATACACCTACGAAAAAAGTGTGTATACCGGCGCAGAGAATAAGGTAATAATCACTTGCAAAAAGCACGGTGATTTTGAGCAAACGCCATTTGCACATTTAGCCGGACAAGGTTGTCCAAAATGTGCCGGACGTGGTCTGTCACAAGATGAAATCATTGAGCGTTTCCGTTCTGTTCACGGTGATGAATACGATTATAGTAAAGTTGTATTCACTCGTATGCGAGACAAGGTTTGTATTGTTTGCCCTAAGCATGGCGAGTTTTGGCAAACGCCAGATAAACACTATAAGCATGGCCAAGGGTGTCCTGAGTGCGCCAAAAGCAAACGAAACGCAGATAAAAAGGTAACTAAAGAGAAGTTCATTGAACGGGCAACCAAACTATTCAACGGGTTTTACGACTACAGTAAAGTTGAATTCACTGATTCGAAAAAAGACTATATTACAATTATTTGCCCAAAACACGGTGAATTTAGGCATAAAGTTCATTGGCATCTTGCCGGACATGGTTGTTCTCAATGTGCAATCGAAAAATCAAGAATCACAACAGATGCGTTTGTTGCAAGGGCAATGGAATTACACAAGGAAAAGTATGACTACAGTAAATCCAATATCGTAAGAACTAAAGACGAAATAACCATAGTGTGTCCAATTCACGGAGAATTTAAGCAAACGATAGAATCTCACTTGAAAGGTTCTGGCTGTCCAATTTGCGGTAAAGTTGAATCCGCCGCAGAACATGAATTATATGAATATATCTGCTCATTGGTTGGCAAAGATAACGTAATTCATAATGACAGAACAGTTCTCAACGGAAAAGAAATTGATGTATATGTGCCGTCAAAGAAAATCGGATTCGAGTTTAACGGTGTGGTATGGCATAGTGAAAAATTCGGTAAAGATAAGAATTACCATTTAGACAAATTAAACGAGGCGAACAAAAACGGCATACAATTAGTTCAGATATTCGAGGATGAATTCAGTAATCATAAAGAGATGGTTTTTGCGAAAATTAAGCGGTTGCTTGGATGTTGTAATGACTTGAAACGCGTTTACGCAAGGAACTGTTATGTGACTGAAATAGATACGGAGTTAGCGAAAAGATTTCTAAACAGATGCCATATTCAGGGGTTTGCCAAATCAACCGTTTATCTTGGACTTAAGCGTCGTGATAACTGTTATCCACTTGTCGCTGTTATGACGTTCACTAAGAACGGTGAAGGTAAGTGGAATCTTACCAGATATGCAGCCGACAAAGATATGATTGTATGCGGTGGCGGTGGTAAACTGTTCAAATATTTCATTAGGAATTATCCGGTAAAAAACGTTGTTACTTTTGCCGATAGAAGATGGACGGTATCAGAAGATGACAATCTATATGCAAAAATCGGATTCAAATTGGATAAGGTAACTAACCCAGACTATAGGTACATATTTGGTA